TTGTAGTCCGAAATGTCGTCAATGGCAACAGGGGACACGGTGGCGGTGCCGCTATACGTCTCAACCCCTGTTCCGGATGCAAGGCTGTAAGTAAATGTGTCGTTACTTAGGTTGGTTGTTTCAATGCTTACAACTGTTTGAGTTCCATTGGGGCTAACCGTTCCAGTGAGCCCTGACACAACAACAGTCATTCCAGCAACAAAGCTGATAGAGGCCGTGCAAACGATTGTAACCGTTGTCCCGTTACGCGAAGCAGACGACGATGTTCTAATTCCAGCAACATGATCGTATTCACGGGCAATTAGATTATTTGTAGCTGGCCTCACCTGTGCGCCCACGATGTAGCGCGGCCATGTTGGGCTGAAGTCATACGCCTCATACAAGCGACGATTGGCCATTGCCAACACTTTCGATTGTTCAAGCACAGTGAACGCATCCACACCCGAAAGGGCTTGGACAAGTGCTAGCAACTCGGAATATGACTTGTTTTTCATTAAACTCTATTGGGGGAAAGTTCAGGCATCTTCTTGTTGAAGAATCGCATGAAATCTTTGCTGTGAACCGTCTCGTATCCGTATTTCTTTACAAGCCGGAAATACTCACGTCCCGGCATAACACCTATGCACTTCCCTAGGCCGGGAACGCTCTTGTGGTTTTTCATCACAGAGGCTTGTGCGCGAGCTACGTTGGTGCGCTCAAACTCCGTTGCCTTTTCTTCCACAAGACTCTCTTTCACGATGTTGATAAGCTCGTTATCAATTTCTTCTTTGGAATAGGTTTTTGGTTTATTGATGATATTCATGCAAAACGAAATTGGCCACCCCAGTTAAGAGGTGGCCAAGTTTAACACAACTAAAAAGTTGGCTTAGGCGAGACTGACCAAGCGGAACTTAAACTTCACCTGACCAGCGGTGAGCTCGTTGAGCGAGTAATCCGTACCAGTCGAGACGTTGGGGGTGAACTTCAGATCAATGGTGTCGGCTGCGGTGTAAACCTTGCCGTTCTCATTGTCGATGTATGCACCCGTGTCAGCAACAAAGGTGATTTCTGTCTGGTCAACGTGCAGAGCCGCAGTTGTCAGAAAGCCATCATCGTCCGTGCCGTCGCCAACAATGACGTTCAGCTCATCGCCGCCGCCGCTGTCGTCGAACGCAGTCATCAGGTAGGCCGAGACATCCGTAACCATCGTCCCAGCAGGGATGACGTATGTGAATGTCTTGGTCGCGTTGTCAGCCAAAACGCCAGCATTAGCAACCGAGAAGGCGGAGAAGTCGATAACAAGCTCGTCGGTCATCCCGAACGCGCTTTCATTTACCGTGAGTTTAGGCATATTATTATTCCTTTCGTTGGATTATGTGAGGGCAGTGATCTTGCCGTGAGCACCGGGGTGTTTCACGATGAGAGTCAAGGCGCAGTCAACGTAGCCGCGTTCGCCACCACCAAGGTTGGGGAGACGGGTCGAGCCAGTTGGGATGAGCTCAGCAATGCCGTAATACTCGGGGTTAACCAAGTAGCCGGTGTCCTTGTTGGTCGTATCCGGAGCGCAATCAGGATTCATGTTGACGATGGACACGATGCCGTGGTCGGACTCGTAGAGTTCAACCGACAGCTTAATCGACGCTTCGCCGCCATCATAGCTAACTTTGCGAACCGAGTAGTCCGAGCTACCCGAGGTGCGAGCAAAGTCGCTGATAACGCGACGGAGCGATGTGTCAGCAACAAGCGTCAAACCATTGCTCATGCCAGTAACGCGGAAAATGCTGGTGATGAGGTTATTGAAAACGGTTTCCGTGAATGTCGTGCCGGAGCCCTGAATCGAACCCGCTGGGGTGCGATAGGCCGCTGGAACGTCTGCTGGACCTGCGCTATCAATCCAGTCGCCAAGACCACGGAGGCCGTATGGCGTTCCCGCGCCGTCCTCAATCGAACGGTCGTTGTTAGAGCAGAGAGTAGCCTCGATGTCGCGCTTGATTTCGCGCACCGATTTTGCCTCAGCTTGGGCAATCTTTGCTGGACCAACGCTGTCAACAGCGTTCTGCAAATCGCTAACCATGTAGTCGCGGCGGAACTTTTGGATATAGTTACCGAGGCGAGCGCGGTTGGAGAATTTGTCCGTGAATGATGTAACGTCTGCACCTTCTGCAACGCCCGTTGTGGTGGGGGCAGCAAGGCTATCGACAGTCCACTCAACGTAGGTAGCGGTAGCTTTGGATTTAGAGGCGGACGAAAGAACTGGTGTCTCCTCGGGGGCGAGGATCGTCAGAACGTCTGTGAGGTCTTCGCGGTTAGAAACAGCGGCACCGGGATTAGTTGTATCGTAGGTATTAGAAAAGGCCATATTATTAAAAGTTTACTTGCGTTTAGTTTTTTGAAGGGTGCGGAAGGCAATATAGTCGCCTATGCTTCCTGAGTCCATAAGGCGCGTTCGAGCGTCTTTCACGGCCTTTTCGCCCTTCACTACTGGCCGCTCATTAGGTGCGGCATATAGATCGGGACTACCGGGCGGATTGACCTTGTGACCGGGCTTATCAAGACTAATGAGTTTGCGGCCATACAACGAGTTAGCGGCGTGCGCCAACAGGTATGGGAGTTGTGGAGCAATTTCCGGCATCACATCCTCAATGTTTTTGAGGCGTGGGTCGGACATCATTGCTTGGTATTGGCGACGAACATCGTTGTCCTCTTGCGAAGACAGCCAATCCAACTCTTTTGTAGCTTGGTTCTGAAAGGCGGAACGTAGCGACTTGCGCTGTTCCTTGGCATTCAACTCTTTTTGCTGGGCAGGAAGATATTTGTCCCGTGCTTTTCTGGCACGACGCAAATGATCTTTTACCTCAGCTTTGGTAAGGTCTTTGCCATCCACACTGGCGGCAATATCCTCATATCCAAGAGTCTCAGCTTTATCAAGAACATCCTCAGCCCACTCAATAACTTCGTTAACTTGCTCAGATTGTTTACTGAGTTCGTCCGCAGTTTTGATGTGTTCGTAGGGGTTGTTCTCAACCTTTGGCTCAAGGGCGGTTTTATTGCTCTGCTGTTGGAGATAGGACTCCATTTGCGCCATGCGTTCCTCGGCCATTTTTCGTTTGGCTGTAAGTTCCGCAATGCGTTTAAGCAGACCAGATTTACCCTTTTGAGCAAGCTCGGCAATGTCATCATCTGACAATTCCGTTAGGTCAAGTTGTGAAAGAACATCCTTGCCTTTGGTGTTGGTTGAATCCTGAGCTTCGCCACCTTCCTGTGGGTCTGGCGATTCAGTATCTCCCTCTTCCGCTGGCGCGGCCTTAATAGTGGGCTCTTCGTCAATCTCTTGCTTCTGTGTTACAGGAGCCGGAGGCTTGGCTTTAAGCTCACCCAAACGACGAACAGCATATTCATTCATCGTGATGTTAGACTTATCATTACTCACTGTTGATTTATCGTCCCCAGCGGCGGACGGTGCGACATTAGACATATTATTGTTTTCCGCTGACTTTACGCCACAGCGATTGCGTGGGGCCATCATAGCAAAGATTTTGTTTGCTATTTTGCGACTAGGCATGGAGAAACATTAAACGCCCTTGTAGCTCAGTGGTAGAGCACCAGTTTTGTAAACTGGCTGTCGTAGGTTCAATCCCTATCGGGGGCTCCACTATCTCCCCATCCGTCGCAGCTGGATGGTGTTGAAGCCACCAGCTACGAGGATTTCGTCGCATTGGAGAATACGTCCGCTAATCTGCTGAATCCTATCAGCACTTACGTCATGAAGCTGTTGAATGAGGGCTTCGCGTGTGCTGTGAATTTCTTCAAGGAAATCAACAAAGGTTTCGTTGTGCGAAAGCTGTTCTAGTTTTTTAATGTCCATGAATTAGTATTGTTGTGGGCCGGGGGCCATACCCGAAGGAGCTTGCTGCATACCCTGTGTTTGCATTCCGCCCATTTCGGCGGGAGCTGTGCCAATACGACCAATCTCAGCGTTTTGAGTTTGCTGCATTTGGAACTGGTATTGCTGGGCATACTTCTGGAAGCGTGCCGCAAATGCCTTATCCTGCTGCAAACGCTGCATAACGTCAGGCTGCTGGCTGTATTGCTGAAGAACCTGCATAGCGATTTGCGCACCATTAGGCCGTGCGCCCACCTCAATGCCAGCGTAAATCTTAGACAAGTCATCTGTGACCTGTTTGACCACTTGCTCTTGAGCTTGCTCGCGTGGACGCAGGATAGCGTCCGCAATGACTGGATTGATGGCTGAGCCGCTAATTTCAAGCAAGGCATCAACGTCAATGCGGCCATTTCTATCAAGTTGCATCAATTGGACAAACTGACCGAGCTGTGTCTCTACGTTGTCTGGGTCGTTGTGCAGAACGTCATAATTGATGATGATGTCGAAGTTTTCATTGGGGTCTCCCTTGCTAAACTTCTGTGGGTCGGATACGCCTGTTACGCGGAAGAACACTTGATCTGGGCCAAAGCGTTGATAGCACTTGTATGACAAGCGCAGAACGTCCCTAACGTGAGTCAGGAACTTATCCACGAAATACTGCTGCTGAATTGTGGACAATGGATTATCAACATCCAGACCAATTAGCTTGTCGGCCTGCGTAAGCAGGGTGTTTTCCATCTCCACCGAGCCGGGATTGTATTGCGGCGTTGGGCCGTAACGAATCTCCCCTTGGCGGCGATAGGGAAGGAGCCCACCGGGACGAATATCGCTAGGCGGGAAGCCCATTGGATGCTCAATCCACGGAAGGGTAGCAAGCGAGTTGCGGTCTGTGCGGCTATCGCGCTCCACCTTTGTTTGCCACTGGATGCCTTTTAGCAAATCAGCAAAACTTTGAAGATCGTAGAGACGTTTGTTGTCCTCGCTAATCTTTGTTACGACAAACGGGTAGTCTTCGTAGCCGTTCAGAAGCTCATGCTTTGCATAATCCTCTACGTTTTGCTTACCAATTACGTTTCTATGGAAAACGGTGCAATAAATACCCTCCGCGTTGTCCTCATCGACTAAGCGTTGGTAGCAATAAATCACTTCAAACAACTCACTGGCGTCATACGTCGTGGATTTGTAGGTGAAATTGGTGTTGTTGTTATTGTTGTTGATTGGGTCGCCTTCTTCGCCGCAATTTTCAATGACATAATCAACCCAGCTTTCATCCCAACCCTCTGTTGCAATTTTATTTTTAAGCTGTTGGGCACTCATCAACACGCGCCAGAAGCAATAGGGAACCTTCTGTGGGTCGGTAGTGTAAGACGGAAACAAAACATCTCCATCGGGAGCAATGGCCTGAACCATTGGGCAATCTACGCTGCGCCGAATGATGGGGAACTCAGCGTTGCCAGTCTTCCTCAAATCATTCAATGCACGCTTGGCTTTCTTGTCAGTCATTCCATTGAATTGACCTTTCAAAAGTTCAACCAATTGGTCGTCCGACTTTTTTTCCAAGATGGCTTTAACCAAATCGGGACTAACCTGCTGGAGCTGATCTAGTGTGAGCTTCTGTTTGAAGATGCGGTCTTCCTTCTGCCAGCCCACATAGGTAATCATAATACCACGCTCAAGGAGGTAGTTGGCCCCAAGTTCCATTTGCCGTTTAAACTGAGGAATGTAATTAGCCACCATCCACTTTAGGAACGCACTTGTAACGCGGGCGCGGCCAATGTCGCCAGACTCAACCGGATAGGCGCGAATGTTAGCGCGGTTAAGCGAAGACATGAACATCGCCACGTAGCGATTGATGCGCTCGTTAATTACATGAGCCTCCTGATCGGATGCACCCTTCCACGGAAAGGCATCGCTTCCGCCCTTGCGTAAATCCTCGGACTTACCTGCCCACAAGTTGCGCCGATTGTCATAGGCGTCAGCACACTGATCAAAATAAAAATTGAGGTCAGTGGTAGTGCGTTCATACGCATTACGGATAGCCATAACATTTGGCTTATCCTGAACGTAAATAAGTGCTTCTTGATTATCGTTTTCCATTTAGATTTTGTCCAATAGCGCGAATGATGCGGTAGGCTGCACCCTTATCAATTGCTACTTTGTCCGCTAGGACAGCAGCTTCAATTGGTTGGTATTCAGCGTGAAGTGTTCGTTGCAAAATTTCAAAACCCAACAGACGATCAATCTGTTCGTCCTGCCACTTACGATCCAATGTAATATCAATCTCCAAGCATTTCATGGCGATAGGTAGTTCCACCGGATGAGTCTGTAATTGCGTCAACATTTATTCGTTTGCCCAACAGCTTACCACGGAGTTTGCGAGGGATTGCAACAGGCACCTTGCCTTCATGTCCCTCTAGCTTTGCGTAAACCCATCGTGGATTGCGTGCTTCCATCAACACTGTTGCCCTAATTCTGTTTGGAACAGCAAGCGGAGCCTCAAGCGATAGCTCAATTAACTCTACGGCTTCTTCGGTGAGGTAGGTGTTCTTTCCATAGCCGGAGTAGTGCAACCCCTCCTTTAGCTTTGCCGCTTTAATTTTAAGCAGCTCGTTAACTGTCTTGCCCAGCCTGTCGGCCAGCGTGATGATTTTTACTTTAGCCATTAGTATCCGCTCCTTCGTTTTGGTTGTTGTATTGTCTTATCCATCCAGCGTATGCCGTCAATGCACGCATAGCGGATTACGTCTATCGGGTCTTTCCATGCTTCATCTGTTCCGCCGTCTCCCGTGTATTCCTGAAGGGCAGTGATGATGTTCTGGCAATTCTCTGAGACATAGAATCGTGGGCGGTTGAGGCTATCCATCTTCGCCTTACGATTGTAGGCCATCTTGCTTTGGATGGCTTGGATGCCGTCTTCAATGTCCAGACCGGGAGCAGGATTGAATGTCAGTCCGTTGTCCGCCAAGTCTTCAATTATAGAACTCGCCCCGTTCTGTGATTGATACTTGGCTGCTCCAAGGCGCGGGTCAATGAGCCTATCCAGTATCTCCTCCTTGTCATCCGACTCCGACCGGATAATTAAGTCAACGTAGTTCTTAATGCCGTAGCCAAGCCCCTTGCTGCCGTCTCCACCTATCCATCGTCCTCCATGCCACTTGGCCCAGTCTCCCACGTTCACATCAGGCCACTCACGATAGACGTAGTAGGTTTCGCTTTCATCTACGGCTATCCAGCACATGAACCAGTTCTTGCGCCCA